CGGCCGGACCGGTGGCGCCCTGTGGGCCTGTGGCGCCCTGTGGGCCAGCGGGCCCCTGTGGCCCCGTGTTCCCGGTGTCTCCCTTCGGCCCGGCCGGGCCTTGTGGACCCTGTGCTCCGTCCGCACCAGCAGGGCCAGCAGGGCCCGCGGGGCCAGTCGCACCAGCAGGGCCGGCCGCACCGTCCGCGCCAGCAGTACCGGGGTCGCCCTGCGGACCCTGGGGCCCAGCCGGACCCGGTGCCCCATCAGCTCCCGCAGGCCCCGGCCCGCCCTGGGGGCCCTGAGGACCAGTGGCGCCAGCAGGGCCGGCCGGGCCAGTGGGACCTTGCGGCCCAGCGGGGCCAGCCGGCCCAGGCGTCAGCTCGATCTCCTCGATCGCCTCTTCCAGCGCATCCAGGTTCCCGTCGTGCTCCGCTGCCGTCAGCGGCGTGCCCTTCACCAGGCGGCGGATCAGTCCGGCAATGGCCATCAGGCGAACACTCCTGTCTCGAACACTCCTGTCTCGAACACCGCCGGCAGCTGCATCCGGTGCAGCATCAGCAGCCACCCGCCGTGCCCGTCGCTCTGCGGATCATGCACGCGCCACGGCGTGCCACGCACCTCCACGATGTCGTCCTGCCGCGGGGCCATCGGCAGCTCCGCGCCATTGATCAGCAACACCGGCTGGGGGCTGCGCACCTGGATCCCGGTCTCAGGATCCAGGCCGATGTGCGAGTCCTGGTACACGCCACGCACTGGCCAGCTGTTGCCGCCACGGCGATAGGTGACAGGGGATCGCTCCCCCATCACCCGCACCACAGCGCGCAGAGCAATGCTGGCCAGGTCGCGGCGCATCAGCTGAGCCGAACCTGGGCTAACGCCTGGCTCGTGGTCTTGGGCACGGCGAACTGCCCGACCAGTGTGTTACTGGTGCTGACGGGGGTGATCCGCTTGTTGGTGTTGTCCCAATAGGCGGCAGCCCATTCGGTCGCGTCGGTGCTGGCGCCGCTGGCGGCGGTCAGGCCATAGACGCCCTCGGTGTCGACGTTGATCACGTCGCCCTGGGCGCCATCCACGACGCACACACCGAACAGCGCGCCCACCAGCACGCCCTCCCCAGACTTGCGGGCGTAAGGGAGCGTCACCTGGACGTAGCGACCGTTCTGGACAAAGCCCAGGCCGGTGCTCGAGTCGTAGCCTTTCATGGGAACCTCTCGATAGGGTGATCAGGAAACCGGCGATCAGTTGACGCCGGAGGAGCGGTAGAACGCCTGGTGCTGAGGCACCGTGCAACCGAAGCTGTGGCGCAGGTAGACGGTCACGCCATCGGGGTCGCGAGTCGGGATCGTCTCGATCGTCGGGCCGCCCTCGCCTTCGAGGTAGCCGTAGAGCAGCTTGTCCACGCCGGGGTAGTCACCCGCGATGTAGAACTGGGTCAGGGACTTCGCGTCCAGTCGAGGCTCGACGATCTTGGTCAGATAGCCGTTGTTGAAGACCGGGACGTTGCTGGTCTGGTTTGGAACGATCGTCGAGTTGAACTCATCGAAGTCGGTCTCCAGCTCAACCGGCAGCAGGATGTACCGAGGATCCACATACAGCTCGGTGCCGTCAAAGCCCTTCTGCATGCGCATCTTCTTCCGCGCTTCCTTGATCGCCGGCTTGCCGATCACGCCGGTGCCGGTGTTGTTGTGGTCGGCGTGGAACAGGGCCTTGCCGTCCATCATGCACTTGGCCCCGAGCGAACCCTCGGTGATTAGGTTCCACATCATGTTGGCCTCGAACACCGCAACGCCACGGCCCAGGTTCGCGATCCCGCGGGTGATGTAGCCGAGGTTGTCGTTGATGATCAGCCGGCGGCCGACCACCAGCTTCGTGCCGTACTCGGACAGCACCCAGGAGCCGGACGTCTCCTTCATGGTGACGGCCTTGTACTCGCCGCCTTCCTTCAGCTCCTGAGGCAGCATCTTGCCGCCCATCTCGATCTCGGTCATCTGCCGGAAGTCAGGCAGATCGCGTTGCCGGGCAAGCGGTCGCCAGGTCTGGCGCTCCTCGCCGTAGGCGGCCTTCAGCGTCACCCGCTGGATGCTGGCCATCAGGATCGGGAAGTCGCTGGTGGAGTGGATGGCGCGGCCAGCCAGCTCGTCCTTGCTCATCCCCTTGGTGCTGACGCCGCTGCGCTCCACGCATTCGCGGGCCATGTCCAGCAGGGTGTAGCCCAGGTATTCGCGGGCGCCACCTTCTTCCCAGCTGCGGATGTTGCAGCGGGCCTCCAGGGCGTGCTGCATCGCCTCGCGGCGCCGCTCGCCGTGCTCGACGCCCACCTCCACGCGGCTGGTGCCGGCCGGCGCCTGGCGCTCGGTGGTGGCGCGGGCGTCGATCAGCTGCGCGCGGGCCTGGTCCAGGCTCACGCCCTGCTCAATCAGCCCGTGGGCGATGGTGTCCTCCACGCCCAGCTTGCGGGCCGCGTCGAGAATACCGGCCGCCCGGCGGCGCTCCTCCGCGCGGATCTGCTCAGCGCTCTGCACGTCGACGCCAACCGTGATGGTGGGCTCCTGCGCCGGCGCAGGCGCAGCGGCACGGGTCTCGATGGTGGTCTCAGGCGCAGGCTCAGTGGCCGGCGCCCCCTGGTTCAGTTCAGGCATGGATCGCTCCGTTGGGATGGGGGTGGGCTCCTCCGAGCGCACCTGGGAACCGGCATCGGCCGGAATCGGGACCAGCGAGAGCTCATGGGGCTCCCAGTCCACAGCGCGCTCGATCGGCGTTTCGCCGGTCTCGTCGCGCTCCGTGCGGTGGACCTTGTAGCCCACCGACACGTTGCGGATGATGCCATCGCGCACGTCCTGGAAGAACGGCTCGACGTCATCCCGCCTGGAGAACTTCACCAGGGCACGGCCCTCAGATCCAGTCAGCCAGGCGCGCAGCACCACCCCGATCTGATCTCGGAGGTCGTAGCTGCTGTGCGAGTTCAGCAACGGCGCACCGCCATTCAGCCGGTCCAGGCGAACCGCACCGGGCTGCAGGCTCAGCTCCTCGATGTAGGAGCCACGAGACCAGCTCGCGCGCTTCACCTGAGCGCCAGTCGTCCACACCAGCTCGACCGTACGCTCCTCGACGTTGATCGTCGAGGGCTCGAACATCGCCCTGGTGTGCAGCAACTGATCCGGCATTGCGTCTTCCTTCGCCATTGGATTCTAGGGGGTGTTCCCAGCAGGGGCTCCGGCCGCCGGCAACGGCGTGGCCTCCAGCGGTGGCGCACCGACAGGCGGCAGCACTGTGCCCGCCGGCCGGCCCTGCGTCAGACCCGCGGCCGAGACCTTCCGCGGGTCGATGTCCAGCGTGATGCCCGCGGCATCCAGCAGCACCATCCATTCTTGCCACAGCTTGATCACGTCCTCCGGCTCATACCCCTCGGCGCGGATTGCCTCCTGCGGCGGCAGCAGGCCGCAGCGGATCCGGTCGCGGATGCTCTGCACCTCCGACTGCGGGTCGAACAACTCCCTCTTGGGCGGCGTCCAGTCGCCCACCAGCCCGTCGGTGTTCGTGCCCACCACACTCATGGCCGTGGCGGCCCACTGCCACACCCTGCGGAACACCGTCGGCTCCAGCGTCTGCCACGTGTCCGCCTTCAGCCGGCGCTGGAACCCGATCCAGCCCATCCGGCCCTGGGTGAACGACCCCCCGGTGTAGTCGCCGGTCAGCTCCTCGTACGTGACGCCGATGCCCGCCGCGATCTCCAGCAGGTACGTCTTGATCGTCTGCGGCAGCTCGTTCGTCGCTGGTGGGTTGACCACCCTGAGGTCCTGCCCAGGGGCCAGCGACACCACGCCGCCCGGCTGGAGTCGGCTCCCGATCGTGCTCTTTTGCTCGGCCTGGCCCATGGACTCTGGATCGACCACCACCGCCGCGAGGCAGGCAGCAATCTTCTCTTTCATCAACCGCGCATCCAGCAGGTCCTGCAGGTCGCGCAGCCGCAGGATCACCGGCGCCAGGCACGACACGCCCCGGGTCATCCCAGGTCGCTCCGCCGTGAACAGGTGGATGATCTGCCCTGCTGGCACCTTGCTGCTCAGCAC